CCACCACCTATAGCCATATTAGCTCCTTAAAGATGGGCATCTCTGCCCTGACAAAATTACACCCTCTTTTACAAACCGATGGGGCGCTGAGGCTTACGCAAATCCGCAAATGCCTTCACCGCCTCTTGCTGCGCTGCACCTCTTGGGTCTTTCCAAAATTTGCCAAGGTCAAACTGGCGAACTGCGGAAGGATTGTATCCAGTAGGTGTAGGCTTCGCAGCCTCTTTCATAAACTTATGGTACTCAGCAGCAGTCTCGTGGTCAGAGATTTTTTTCTCTAACATGATTTTCTCGACTGCGTCTACTTCATCTTCAGAAGAAACCAGACCTTTTTTCACGAGTGATTTTCTACGCTTGTCTAGTTCAGCCTGTGCGTCACGAGTTCTTAGTTCGTTACGGATAGCCTCGTTTTCCTGACGCATTTGTTGTAATGCGTTGTTGGTATTGTCCTTAAGGTCAATCTCAGGAATGTTGAGACCAGGCTTAACTCTCTTAGTCAAACGCAAAATGTCCTCCCGTGTGTCGGGGGACTCAGCCAAAGTGTGCATCAAAGATGCCAACTCGTCTCGTGCTTCTAAGGAAAGATTTTCTAGTGCCATGATGTTACCCTCTTATCGTGTTCAAATAACTTTTTTACCGTCTGCTGGTTTCTCAACTCTCATGCCACCAAAAGCAGCTTTAGTTGCACCTGACAAACCACCCAACTGAGAATAACGGGGAGTGTTGATAACTACTCCGTTTTTCTGGTTGTTGTCTGTAGGTCTACGTGGTTGAGAATTACCTCTGGGTTTATATAAATCCATGATTACTCCTGTTTACATTGGGGGTGGGGGCATACCTGGAGGCATACCGCCAGGTGGGGGAGGCATACCACCGGCAGGAGGCATACCAGGAATCGGTGCGTTAGCCATAGCTTTACCTTCAGGTGTTCCACCACCAGCTTGCGGTAGTGTTTGCAACATCTGAAGAATCTCTGACTGTTGAAGCTCGTTTGTTTTGTTCTTACGTGCGCCCAAGACTTTGTTGATTGCGCTTATTGCACTTAGAGCTGCTTTACCTTCTTCAGTATCAGAGCCTAGTGCGGGGAGGGACTGCTCAAGTAAATCCTGAGCCATACCTAAATTAATTTTTGCAGCTTCCTTGGAACCCATCTTAGGTTCTGGTGTGCTCATGGGAGAAGCCATTGGAGGCACTTCAGCATCAGACATATTTGCCCCTGGTGGGGGCGCATTAGGGACAGGAGCACCAGCAGACCTTGGTCCACCCATTAACTCCATTAATTTATCTGACGGAACACTCATATTTTCTCCTTGCCCTAGTTTGTAACCACTTACAAACTATTTGTCAATAGGGTGGGCAGTATTTTACGACATACTGCCCAATGTCGGTTCATTTCAAGGTGTTGCCACCAAGAAATTACTTACGCTTGTGTTTACGAGCTTTACGTGCCATGGTATTTCTCCTTTAGCAGCGGTCACCTACTTATAAGGGGAGGCAGCCACACCCTCTTTCTCTCTCAAGAAATTATCTACGAGTCTTACGACCTTTTTTACCGTATCTGTGCATCATGGTGATTTTCCTTTGTTGATTAACTTCTGGCGTAGTTTCTTTGAGTCCTACCGCCAGACGAAACTTTAATCCCAGTGGTTCTTGATGTCAAGCCTGGTCCTGAAGTTTGTTTGCGTAAAGTTTCTGTTGTCACCCGTGGCTGGTCAGCCTTGGGCGATGTTTGTGGTCCACCTACGTTCTTTGTCGCCATCATCCCTCCTTTTTAGCGCCAGGGGCTTTGTGTTCTTTCTTGTGTTCACCGTGAGGTTGTTGGGGTTGAGCAGCTTGCTTGGCTTCCATCTGCTTCAGACGCTCCAACAATTCCTCTTTCATTGGTGGCTCTATTAAATCAAGTAATGATTTTTTGTCAATAGCCCCTGCTTTGAGTAGGTTGAACGCAAGGGTACGGGTGTCTTCCGTAAATATCGGGGAGTTTGAATGTCCGTCCACTTTAACCGTAAATTCTTTGGTGAACTGTTCGGCAATGAAAGGTACACCGTGCGTATCTTTGAAGTGCGTATCGTCATAGAGTTGCATACACTTGAGGTAAAGGGTCGCCAGTTTTTCTAGCGAGTCTTCGATGATTAGCGCCCGTTTTTTAACTCTTGATGACCCCAGTCGAGCTAACTGGCTTGCGTGTCCTGCTGACCTAACTCCCGCCTCTCCCTTACCTTGGAGAACGTTACCTACGCCAGACGCTTCTTCAAACATAGCGTCTATCTCCCGCATCTCAGTAAAGAGGTCTGGAGGCATAGTGGGCGCTAACTTCTCTACCTTAGCGTTAGGCATATCTGTGGATAGTAATCCCCCCGCACGGTTGAGTGCAAAGTTCTTTTCATCAAGGATGCCTGTGAACCCAATCAGAGCCGTTGGAGGGGAAACTTGTTTGGACAACAGGTCAAGAATTTCTGTCATCCGTCTGTTGCGTAACTGCTGAAGGTATATCAAACGCTGTACTTCAGAAGCGCCCCAGTAATAATCGTAGAGTGGGTTAGGACAAATCTGAATGAAAGGCAACTCACCCTTCATAAACATTTCTTCACCTGAACGCTCGTAGATGATGATGTCTGGGTCAGCTTTGGTTACAACTCTGTAATCTGCTGCATCATCATCCCAAATCCACAGCTCGGTCATCTCTACCGTATCTTCAGAGACTTCAGCTTTGTAACGATTGCCACCAGCCAAATCCAAATTAACATTACCGTATATAGTAGGATTAGACTGAGAAATAATAATACGTTCCAAACCATTCGCAATTTCAGTCCTCTCGTGTGGCATGGAGTTCATGCGCTGAATAATCTTTTCCCTGTTGGGGTGGCTGTACAGTCTTGTGTATAGCTCTGACTTGGTGATGTAGTATTTTTGAATGAGGGCTTCTTGCCTGTCCGTGTACGTGATGTCCTCACGCAGTACGCCTACACAACCAGGCTCAACCATGTACGGGTGAATCCCGTTGTTCATAATGAGCTTGACGTAAGTCGTACCGTAGACAAGTGCCCAAGTAGTAGCTGTAGAAAAAACTTGGTCAGCGTTGCTATTTAACCACTCGTTGTTTAGAGCTTTGGTTAAGGTTGGTATTTTTCTGTGTTCGTTCTCAGGTACAGATGCACCCAGGTTGATAGAAAAACGAGTTGTCTCAGCCGAGTACAAGAAGGAAGTTACCTGGTCTAGGTGAGGAAATATTTTGTTGTAGAGTGCAGGAGCTTCGTCAGGTCCGTTACCAAAGAGATACCAGTTTCTGAGGGAGGCGTAATCTACCTTCCTAGAGTTTAAGGAGACTTCACATTTGTAGATGATGTCCCTAAAGAACTCATCTCTGTCTAGCATCCCCTTTGGTATTTTCATTTTTACTCCGCACTGGTGTTAATCTTTAAACCTTCATGGTCAACCTGAGTCCCTGCACCTGGTCTCGGTGGTACAAATTGTCCTACACTTTTTGGTAAAACGCTAACAGACTCGTCAGCTACGGGCTTAAACTGCCCTCCCATGACGGATTTGAGGTTGATATTACCACCATTACCCCACATTGCGCCAGATAATCGTTGTTGAACGATTTGTTCCTCTTGCATTTTCTGATTATGAGCCATAGCCTCACCAGCCTGGGCAAATTCCTTGTCAGATAGCTTATTTTTGCGTTTTAGATAGCCTTCTTGGTGTTCACCAGCTCTTGTAGACTTAATATCGGTCATATCAAACTCTAAAGCCAGTTGTTTTAGGTTTCTGTCGTTAGATTTGGTCTTTTCTGACTTTACACCCACTGGTTTTAGGAAAATTACCGATAATTCGCCTTTACAGAACTTTATAGGGCACTTTGCCTCCCTAGATTCAAATACACCGTGCTCTGTACACAAATAGTCTTTCAAAACTGCCATTTTTACCCCCTAGTTAACAAAATATTGTCGAAATTGCTGTAATCATGCCTATTTAGAGGCTTGCTTTGAACTTTAAACCCCCCGTTAGTAAAGACTAACTTGTTCATCGGGATGACTGGGGGCGCTGGTTCTTTCCTGTAATCAGGATATGTCTCGTTGGTATGCTTCTTCATCACCCGTATCTTGCCCTCTTTCCAGTGCATATAGGCACGGTTGAGTCCTCGCTGAGAAGATTCGGTTAGTGGAGCTTTACCTTCTTTAATCACAAGCAAGAACAAACGCTCAGATATACCCGCTATCTCACAAAAGTTTTTGATAGAGATGCCCCTGTCCTTGTCTGCTAAGAATAGTTTAAGTTCTTTTTTAAGAGTTTGTTTGTCAAGAGGTTGCATTTTTCCCTCCGTCTTTATGAGATTGCAAATAAGCAATTAACCCTAACAATTTATTCACATCATCTTCCATGTTGCCTAAACTTACATTACAAAAACGACATAGCAATCCACGAATTTTTCCAGTTGCATGGCAATGGTCTACAGCAAAACCACCTTTCTCCTGAACTAAAACCCTGTTGCATTTATGATTACCACACACGCCATTTTGAACTTCCCACATTTCGGCTAACTCATTCATTGTTATGCCGTAATGCCTTTTAAAATAATACGCTCTTTCTCTTTGCCTAACAAAATATGGATTATCAAGACGGAACTGTTTAATCTTTTCAGATTTTTGTTCTTTGTTTTTTTTGTAATATTCTTTCTGAGCTTCACGAACCTTTTGTTTGTTTTGTTCGTAATACTCTTTTTGCCTCAATATTCTTTCGTCTCGATTATTCCAATAGTGAGCTAAATTATTTTCTTTAATTTTTTCAGGATGATTCTCTCTAAACCTTTTTGCAATTTCTCTTTTCTTTTGTTTGGTTTCTTCAATAGTCATATTTGGTCCTCCTAGACACATTATATGCTAATGACTAGAACCGTATACGCCAATCATCTTTAAGTAATTACTTACATTCTTTCCTACAGCCAGTTGTTCAGGGGTGTACTCGTCTTGTCGTACTGACATTTCTTTTGACAGACGCATACCAATGAGTCTAGGCTGGACTTGTTCTGCCCACGCAATAGTTGCTAGGGCTGCTGCAATCACACGGTCATCCTTACCCCGACCAGGTGCGCCTATGAATCCGTCTTCACGGACTATGCCTTTCATTTCTTCTAGGGTGTCCATGCTAAAGATACCCATCATGCCCCGCTCAAAGTAATCTTTCATGTAGGAGAGCATACGCTCTTTAGATGATGAGGTTGTCAGGAAGCCTATGGAGTTAGACAGACCACCCATCGTATCGTTTCTACGCCAGATGTAGTTTTGCATACTACCGAGTACGTCCATCATGTCCTTAGCCATAGGACCTTGGATAGCTGCTGCTAGTCGCTTGAGATTACGGAGTTCGTTGATAACGGCTTGTCCTGGTCCGTTGACTTCGAGGTTAAGAGTCGAGTTTTTGTATGCTCCAGCAAGGTGAGCAATGACCCAAGCGAACTGGTAAGTGTTAAGCTCCGATGTGGCGAACTCAGCAACTTGGTCAAGTCCGTCTGCATAGACTCTAAAGACTTGTATGCAAAATCTGTCAGCCCAGTCTGAGCTGCCGTAAGCTGGGTCTGCCCCGATAACGTAGAAGGCGGTATCAACGGGTTGTTGCCATATCCGTAGCGTTGCCAAACGGTCTGTGGACGGTATGCACTCTGTGTCTTGGAAGAGTTGTCCAAAGGCGTATCTGAAGCACTCATAGTCTTTTCCTTTCGCAATTTTGGCTGCGTCTGTGCAGCGTGAGTTAGAGAAGAAGCTAGTACCTGTCATCACAAAAGCGTAGTCTTCTGTAGGTGGGAATTCTTGGTACATCAGGGTTTCATCCTTAATACCTTCATACATTTTCCACCTCCACCACGCCATTTGTCTAGAGTTTATCTCGACACCGTAGAGTTTTTTAATATCTTTAACCCATTCTTTTTCTTCAGGCTTGAGTTTTCCGTCCCAGTAGACTTTGTATTCTTTTGTCTCAGGACCTAGAGAATAATATTCGTTTCTCCACCAGCCACAAAATATTGCACGTTGTGTACGGGCTTTTTTAGCCGTTTTGTACATATCGTGAAACATATTAAAACCTTGGGCTGTGCTCTCAAACATATACAGGCGTTCAGGATTCTTTTCAGCTAAAGAGGCAATCAAAGATGCGAGTCCTTCTTCATTGCCCCAAGACGCTGTCTCAGTGCCGTGTAAGTAAGTGATAGCTTTACCTTGACCAAGTCTAGATTTGTTACCAGCGATTTGATAAAAGATTCTGGACCTGTTTTTGAGGACCATTTGATTGCGGTTGTGAGCAACCAAAGGAATCTTGTACTCCTTGGGTAAACCGTCAATATACATTCCCAGAGTTGACCGGAACATATCTCTGTTTTCTTCAGTATCGGCAACAAGAGTGCCCTGCCAACCAGGATGAGTAAATTGCCAATACAAATCAAGGGCAAGGCTAATAGTAGTAATACCCAGCTGACGACCTTTAAGAATAACAAAGAAATGTACATCCTCATTAAGTCCTTTTTGTATTTCTTCCATAACATAGGTTTGAGTCCCCAGGAGCTTACCCATTTTCTTGAGACCTTCTTCTTTTGTCTCAATTTTAAGTTCACTACAGAACTTGTAGAACTGCTGCAGATTGAAGTTCATGTAATTCCCAGTAGTTGTATGTTTTTAATCCGTCACCTATATCTGCTATGACTTTAGCGTGTTTAGGGATTTTCTTGCCGTGTTGTTGATAATGAAACGCAAGTGTTGTTGTGTAGTTAACTGTTGGTCTTAAAGACCTAGCCGTCTGTATTCCAAACTGCTGGATGGCTTGCCAAAGCACTTTGTCATCTACCGCACACATATTCAAGTCTTTGAACATCCAGGTTGACAAGATGCCAAACACATTACGCTTGAACAAGAAACAGTTGGTGTCATTAAATGTCCAGCCATCTGACTCTATACACTCAGCCAAAAACTTACCCGAGCTTGTGTAGAGCTTTCTAGGGCAAGTGATGATGTCTCTGCCTGACTCCTTCATTACACCTACCATAGTTCTTATATGGTCTTTGTGATACCAACAATCTGCGTCCAGGTAAGCTACAGCATCAAAACCTTGTGCCCATGCAACAGCAGTAGCAACACCCCTGGGAGTGTCTCCAAAGTCTCTGCAGGGCGGTAATGATATGTGGGTAAAGTTAGCAGTGTAATCATCCATGTCATCAAAAGGATTTCCATCCGCAACTACAAAGTGATGTATGTCTTTGTATGTTTGTTTTTCTACGCTCTTAATACATTGATTGAGAGTAAATATACTTTCGTTGTAATAAGGCGTTATGACTGCTACTCTCATAATTTATCTAAATCCCACTTGGATATAACTTCTGCAGCATCTCTGTTTTTGGCACATCTGATAAGTTCGTTATAAACAACTTCAGAATATTTCTCTTTCCATTCTTTTACCAAATACCTTTTAGACCCAGGACTAATGCAAGACAACGCTCTTTGCATCTCCCGCTTGAGTCTCAGTCTTGAGTTGTACAGACGCATCTGTGTATCCTCTGTTGTATCCATACGCCAACGCTTTCCCCATGTTGTTAACAAGTTCAACCCTGTGGAGTTCAGAGACAAGCAAAGCCTCTACCAACAGATGGCAGTGCTCTCTTAACTCATCCTCATTCATCCACAGTAGTTCTATCATTTCACTCTTCGTATCCGTAATGTTTAAACAGATAAAAATACATCAACTTTTCCCATCTCATGCTTGGTCCATTTTTATTCCAGCAGTGACAAAGTTCATCTTGATGCCAGTGGTAACAACGCTCTGCCATTTTTATCCAGTAACTAGACCCAAACCTGTTTTTCATTTTGTTCACGCTACTCTCCACACTCGCAAGTTATCACCCTCAGACT